AAGCAAATGAATTTCGCTTCTTAATTCTTTCGAATCCGATGCCAAAATCATGTTCAAAGTTTGTTCGTACCACAACGTCCCGTTGTTTTTGTCAACGCGAATGGGTGCAGTGTACGAAGATAAATTTGATTTTAATTTGTAAAGGAAAGTTTCACCCGCCACCACAAGGGACATAAGTTCATTTGCTCCCGAAACCACCGCGCCTGAAGTTGCTCCCAAAGGAAACAACAATACGCTTTTGATTCCGCCTTTTCCGTTGGTACACGTTCTGTCGTTGTACCCAGTTGTCATTTCACAAGCCATGTTTTATATTTTAATAAAGGGGTGATTTCCCACCCCTTAATGATTAATTGATTAAATTAAACCTTCGAATGTTCCGACTTGATTCAAGAATGGAACTTGAACACCCGCACGGAATTTTGAACGTAAATAAATTACATCGTCATCGAATGAATACCACATATCGTAAGATTCGAAGTCAGACGTTAAGTCAGTTCCGAAGAAGAAATGTGATGCACGACCCGTGTAGATTTTTTTAGTTCCATTCAAACCGTTCACACGAACAACTCTCATGTTTGTACCTGGTAAAAGGATTTCGTTCAATGTTCCGATTTCATTTACATTGAAATGGTAAAGGTTTAAGTCAACCAAGTTTTTCAACAAGAAATTGAAATTCTCACGACCCGTGAAACAAATGAAATCTTCACCTTCAGCGATGTTCGATGGCGTGTTGGTAAACGCTTCGTAAAAGATGTCGAACGCGTTGGTTGCATCGATTGTAGTTGGACCGAATGTTTGATTCAAGTCAACGCATCCGTTCGCAACGGTCAAGAATTGATTGAATCCATTCATGAAGGCAAGGTTACCCGTACCCGAAACTTTGTTACCTCTCCAAATCAATTTCTCCAATTCGAAAGAATGTAATTTCAATAGGTAGTCAATCAATGTTTGTTCGAATGGCAAAGTTTTATCTTCAGCCATTGCACCTGGTCTAAGTGCCAATTGTGTCCAAAATCCCGCAAGGTCTTTTTGGCAAAATCTTTTTAAGTAACCGATTGTTTCAACGGAAATCGAACGGTCGGTGAAGATTGTGTCACCCGCTGGGGACATAGAACAATCACCAGTTTGATAAACGATTGAATCGTTCAACAATTTAAGGTCTTCAGTTCCTTTGATTCCTTGTTGGATTGCGATGTACTGAAGCGTTTGGGCTTCGGTCACCGAACGGTGAATTAATTCTTCTCTTTGTTGGTCGATGTACGGAGAAAGTCCGTTTACATCATAGTCAAAATTTGACTTTACATAGTTTTTAATTCTCATGGTTTATATGTTTCTAAAGTTTTTCAAAAATAATTGTTTGGCTGTTAGGTTGCCAACCCTTGAAAATTTCTCGCTTTCTTTCGCTGGTTCGGATGGTTGCGCCTTGAAGCTTTCGAAGTCCGCTTTCAACGATGCAATGTTTTGGTTTAGCGTTTTATTGTTTTCGGAAATTGCATTCATCATTTCGGCAACCCCTTCGAGAACGGCTGTGAATGATTCAAGCTTTCCATTAACAATGGCTTCAACTTCTTCAGCTGACATTGATTGGTCAACTGGTGGTGTAACGTCATTATTTCCCCTTTCGTCAACCACTTCAGTAATGATTCCTTCAGCGTCAACGGTAACCGTAACACCTAAATAATCACCACCAAGGGCGTGTGTTCCTTCGGGTGCGGGGATGGAACCTGAATCGGTAACCACAAATAAAGGAAAACCAACTTCCAATGCTTCGAATTCAACGATGGTTGTTTCGTCAATCAATGTCGCTTGTTCAAATGTTTGGGGTGTCGCTTCAAATTTCGTTTTGAAATCGGAAAGAATCCCCATGATTTTATCGAATTTATTCATCTTAAAATTTTTCGTGTTTACTTATTATGTTTTGTTGTTCGGAATTTTATTCCTTGCAAAGCTTCAAGAATCGCTGACATCATTTGTTCTTCCGTCATTGTGCGCTTGGTGTCGATTAAATTGAACACACCTTCGATGCTGAATCCTTTGAACTTTCCTTTTTTCGCATCTTTCCAAAGTTGGTCGTCGTTTACTTTGTAGGACACCAACCACGAACCATCGTTCGCATCCTTGAACCTTTCGGGTGCGGTGAATCCACGTTCGTTGTCAATTTGGTAAGACATAATCATGTGTAACCCATCCACAACATTCTTCGAATTGTGTTCGATGTTTACGTTGTTGAAATTGTTTCTCCGAGCGTAATCAATCACGATGTCACGAATGGCGTCCTTCGTGAAAACAACGTAGTATTCTTCCTTGGTATTTTGGTCGAATCGATAAATTGGTGTGTCGCTTGAAATGGCAATCCCAGTGATGACCATTTGTTCGTCGTTAAATTCGTATGCCATCTTGGAAAAGGTTTCAAAGTTCTTTTCGTGTGCGGGATATTCCACCAAAGAATTGAACGAAACCGTTGTTTCGGGATCATTTAAGTCGATGACGATTTCGTAAATTGGTAGGTCTTTTTTCATATTACTTTATTATGTATTTTTGTTCGATGAATTTTGTTTACCCTTATCGAAGAAGTCGCAACGATTTCGACATTCTTCAATCAATGCGCTTTGTTGTCATGTCATTTCCTGAAGCATCCATCACCACGGTGGGTGACAAGGTCGAAGGAATCGACAACATCCCTTGCAAACAATTGAACAACATTCGGGGTGCGGACGTGACCAACAAAATGTTGACGTATGCGCGTGAACGTGGTGGTGAATTTATCTACATGAACGATGACTTTTACGTTACGCCAAAACTTCGCGCCGACATTCCGATTCATTCAGGTGAATTGAAAATCGTTGACCAACATCCGAGCCATTACAAAATAGCGATGAAAAACACAATTGAATTGTTGAATAAATACGATTTGACAACATACAATTTTGAAACGCATTCACCCATTCTAATTGATTCGGCAAAGCTGGTCACTTTATTCGATTCCCTTGATTGGCAAAATCACAATCATTTCATCAAGTCAATTTATTTGAATCACCATTTACCCGAGGAAATCCGTTTAGGTCACAACGTCAAGCTTCACATGGACAACATTCCAAAAGCTGAAGAATTACTTCGAACATACGGATGCTTTTCAACCAACGAAACATTCTTGACCCCTCGAGGTCGGTCATGGCTTACCAACTTGTTTTGGTTTCCTGAAGTTTGACCTTGTTTTGTGTTTGACTAATGTCGCTTTCCAAAACAAAAACTTGTGAAACGGGTGCTTGATTGACTGCATTTCCCAATAATCCCTCGGTTGATGTTCCATTGTTCGTTGGTGGTTGTGCGCTGAATGAAGATGCACCCGCGCCCGCCATACCACCACCACCACCGCCACCCGACAATGAAGGCATCGATGGTGCTGACCCCCCTTTGTATTGTGTTGACGCGATTGCTCCGATTTGTGCCAACCCCATTGCACCCGCTAACACCCCGAATGGAATTCCCAACGGAATACCACCGTTGTCGGCGATTGATTTTACAATTGCGCTCGCGGTGTCAATGGTTGCCTGGGCGATTCGCAATGCTTTGTCGCGATTGAATTGCGCCTTCTTAATTTTTTCTTCTTCGTTGAACGCTTTCAATTGGATTTGATATTTCGCAATGGCATATTTTTGAGTTATTTGATTTCGTTGTTCCTCCGTTAAATTAGTGTTTTCAAGTTCCGCTTTTTGTTTTTCATCCAGGTCAGCAAGGTCAGTTTCACGCGATGCCTGAATGGATGCCAATTTGTTTTCTTCGTATTGTTTTGCTATGTTGTTAATTTCCCCCAACTTGTCAACCACTTGTTGTGCGGTTTCAATTCCTTTGGTCAATCCTTCGGTGTCTTCTTGGAATTTCTTTTTATTCGCTTCAGTTATTTTGTCATTCTTTTTCTTGTTGATTTCGACAATTTTATTTGCGTAATCGGTTTCAAGTTTTTCCTGAGCTTTGAGATATTCTTCGTCACTAATCAAACCTTCTTGATGCGCTTCATTCAACGCTTGGATTTGTTTCTTTTGTTGGTCTTCGAATGCTTTCAATTCTTTGTCGTCTTTG